ATTAATGAAAGAATTGGGTTTGGCATTGCGGGGAAAGTCAAGGACCACTTAACACCGGTACAAAAGCAGTTCATATCCTTTGTGCAGGATATCACAAAAGCGTTCTTTACTCTCGGAGATAGCATAGCCACTGCTATCGGCAACGGGCTAGATAGAGCGCAAGCGGCGGCAGTTGCCTTCGTTGAGTGGATGGCTCAGAATATTCCTGGCGTGGCGGCGTCGTTGTCTGCGGCTGGAGTTGGCACATCAACCGGAGCGGCCACGCCAAAAACCTATACAATTGTGAATGCCGCAACCAACGAGAAGCTCGCATCCACGACGGATGAAAGCTATGTCGAGCGGTTACTCACCAAGTACATGGAGAAGGGCATAACCGGGGCGGTCCAGGTCTCTTCGATCGGGCAACGACTCGGAAGCAATCCAAATCTAACAGCAGCTCTCGCATCAATGTATGGCGTGAAACAGGATAGTAGCGCCTTCTATACTGACGAAGAAGCACAAGCGGCCTTAAACCCCGGCTATTCCGCGAATGTCCCCGATGCCAACGTTCCCGGCACACAAGAGAATTTGACGCCCCGGACATCGGTTGCCGAAAATGTAGGCAAAACGATGGGAGATGCCTTCTCCACCACTGTAGACAAGGGCTTCAAGCTCACTTACACGCCGATCTCCGAATCCCTCAAAAATCTGAATTCCGATAGCAGGACCACTATACTAAATTATTTGGAAGGTCTCAAATGGCAAACCGACCGCTTCAAGGACTATCCAGATGTTGATAAAATCAATGCAGAACTGTTGGGTGCTGCCAAAGAGAGCAGTAACCTGTGGTTAGATAGCATTAATTGGTCTGCGATTGTTCAGAAGGACGCTACAAAATCATCTTTCGATGTCCTCAAAAACGACATGTATGGCATCGGCTCATTCTTGAATAGCATCACAAGCAAAGCAGGCAATGCAATCACGGCCTCGGCATCTTCCGCAGTCGAATCCGCCCAAAATATCCTGACTGAGACCTCCCGACATGCCCTCACAATTGGCAATAGCATCTCTGGCAGCTTCGCTGCTGCAACAAATGCCGTCAAGATTGGCATCAACGAAGCTGGCCAACAAATGGCCGTCATTGGCCGGGCCGCCCAGGCAAATGCTGCTCAGGGCGGCATTGCCCTGCTTGGATCAATCTCCCAGGGCGCAAATGCACATACCCAAGCCCTCCAGCTAGGATCTCAAAGCCACCTTTCCGCCATGAACACTGGCGGCCAGGTCATGAACTTGTATGCTGACAAGAGTGGAATGCATCTGGTGGCAGGTGGTCAATCTCTTGAATCAAGTGGGGCCCGGGCGGGCGGGTACCTTGAATCGGGTGCGGCAAGTGTGGCAAGTGTCCTAGTTAAGCTGGCCGATGGAACCACGAAGGTAGTTAAAAACATGATGCCCGGCGCAACCAGCGGGAAGAATGCCAATGTAAACCTAGATGGCGCAAGCGTAAACCTCAACGGCGCCGATGCATCCGGTAATTTCAAAGATGTTACCTGCATGGGTGATACCGTCCTGGTGAATGGACTGAAGTATACACCACCAAACGGCGGCCAACCCGTCATGATAAACCCGATGGGCTATATTGGCGGTGGCGGTATTGCAAATTATCCATCGCAAGGTAGCGATGCCTGGGACATTTCGAGTGGCGCGGGGGCCAACCTGATCGAAGGTTCCGAGAAAGCTAAGGCCACCACAGTTGCCACAAGCAATCAGGTTTCAAGTCAAACCAAGAGCACCGCCAATTCTGTGAACCTGAACAATCTCATGACCTCCCACCAGGTCAATCAACAGTCGCTGGCAACTTCGGTGTATACTACACAAAACAGCCTCGCATCTAGTCAGTCTTGGGCCAATACCGTCTTCGGCACAAATACTGCCTATAATACCACCATGACGGCGATAGGTGCCGGGAACCTGGTCAATGCCAATAGTATCTCGGGCATCGGCCTTAACGCCGCTAATCAGGGCGCTGCAATCGGAATAAATGCTTGGAACCAGGGGGCAAACTCCACATTAGGGGCAGCGGCGGCGGTCGATGCATCGAGTACCAAGCTCGGTACAGTGAATACCGCATTAGACGGCACAGCAACTAAGCTTGACGGCCTGAATACAAAGCTGGCTGAGCAGCAGAATGCTGTGGCTGCCTATGTCAACACTCTAGGGGTCGCTGCCAGCAACATCATCGGCTTGGCCAACAGAGGTGGTGGTGCTGTCTTTGGCGGAACTTCAGTATCCGGCGGCGGTGCTTGGGTTGGTACAGGCAGCACAGCTGTGGGAGGCCGAGGCTATACATCTTGGGGCGGTACCGCTGCCAGCAATGCGCTGTCGGCAAGCGGCTATACTGGCATGGTCCGTATTGGCAAATATGCCAGAGGCGGCAACCCCACGCAACCCACCCTTGCATATATGGCCGAGCATGGGGAAGAGATGGTCCTGCCCACGGATATCACCAAGGGCCTGAAGGGCATCATCGCCAATGGTGGTTCCAACGGCGGTGTCTATGAGATCCATGTCCATCAGCATTTGAATGGCAAAGAGATGTCGGAGCAGGTTTTCAGGACCGGCATGAAGAGCGCAGGCACAAAAGGATTCCAGATAGTAGGATAGGGAACATCTATGCCTATTTTTGTCACCATTGCCGGAGAGAAGCTATTCACAGGCCGGACCGTAGCGGAGATCGATGCGCTTACCGTGGCCGAAATAGACGCCATGACAGTCGGTGAGCTGAATGCCTACCAGAATCAGAGCATCGTAACCACAGACAGCCAGGCACCGGAGATCAGCCATAGGATAGAAGAGAGGTCAACGGCCTCCCTGCCAGTCCTCGACCTGGATATGACCAAGGCATACGATATTGGCCAAGAGGTGATCATAGAAGACTCAACAGATCGGCTTTTCGGCGGCCTGATAGATAGCGTATCCATTGAGGCTCTTAGACCAGATGGCTGCTGGATTCATACAGTCACCTGCATTGATTATCAGGCCCTGGCAGATCGCAGGGTCTTTAGGAAAGCCTATGTCAGCACTACAGCAGATGCCATAGTCAGAGACATATTAGACATCCTGGATGAAGAGGGAGTTACAGAAGGCTTGATCCAAGCCGGGCCAACAATTGAAAATATCACCTTCGATGTCTCCTGTGCTGAAGCAATGGCAAAAGTATGCGAGCGAGCAGGCTTTACCTGGTTTATAGATGAGTGGAAGCGGCTCTATTTCATTGTTCGAACCACCTATGATGCCGATTGGGACATAGCAGATGGGTCGGAGATCTTATGGAATCCACCACCCAGGCTCGATATCGGCAATCCCAACTATGTCAATGTCCAATATGTGCAGTCGGGGAATGCACAGACCAGCTCGCTTACTCAGCAATTCGTGGGCGATGGAAAGAATCAGACGTTTACCGTGCAATTCCCGATAGCTACCGAGCCGACAATCACCGTTAGCTCATCAGGTGGGGCACCAGTCACCAAGACGGTAGGAATTGGCGGTGTAGACCTGACCGGCCATGACTATTACTGGAACGAGTCAAGTCCATCCATCACGCAGGATCTTACAGCCACGCCGCTCGCTGCAACCGATATTCTCAGCATCACCTATACAGGCTACTTCAAGCTGCTCGCCAAGGCCACGCAAACCTCCGAAGTCACCAGGCAGCAGATAGCTCAGGGCTTTGGGACGGGCAAGGTAGAAGCAAGCTATAAGGACATTAGCCTCAAGAGCCAGGATAGTGCCATCGAGGCCGCCAAAGCAAAATTAGCCGCCTATGCCAGCATTGGCCGGAAGCTGCAATACTCCACCCATACCAACGGCCTCGCCACCGGTGTCATGCAGAATGTGACCCTCGCAAGCCTTGGGCTCGTTGCCGCCAAGATGCTCATCTATTCAGAAAACATTACATGGCCCCAAGGCGTGACCACCTATTCGATAGAGGCTTGTGAGGGCCCTGTAGAGCAATCCTGGCAAAACATCTTCTGTGGCATTGCGAGCGAGCTGAGGAAGCAAGCGGCGGATCAGGTTGGTGAAGCGGATGTGGTGCAAGGACTGGATACCTTCACAAAGACATGGTTGAGTTCGGAGCACCCCAACCCATTCATTCAAGTCTATCCCGATGGAGTTGCCACGCCTGCCAGTGTTGATTTTCCCTGTCTAGCACAAGATGACAGACTTTCATATATTGTTTTGTATGATGCCTATGATCAAGAGTTTTTCCGGCAGCAAGTGACCTTACAGACGGATTCGCCCGATGCCGATGAGATTGACACCACATGCCTGATCCTGGCAGCGGATGGAAATCAACAGATTACCGCAGCGGCGTTGTGGGGGGGTGTCGAGGCGACATCAACGGCGGGAACTGGAATTGAGATGAATAAGCAGAGCTATTCGAAACTCAAGAATTCTCTAGAGTCGCTTCAGCTAGATTGGCAGGACATCAAAGGATGGTGATCACATTTCCTACACGATAACAGCTTGGAAAGAGACAGGCATGGATGCCGCCGGTCAATCCACCGTCCGGGTGGCCGCTCTCAATAATCTTGAAACCATATACAGCGAGGCAGTTTCATATATCGATGCTATCACGCACGCATCCAGCTACTACACAGATGCGCAAGCAGCCGCTAAGTTTTTCACATCGGCCACAGATGGCACCGGCACCGGCCTGATCTGTGCCACTCTAGACGGCTACACTGCCCAACAGATCATAGATTCAAGCACCCCCGCGGGTTGCATCGGCATTTGGTCTGGTTCGGAAGCATCCATACCAAGCGGCTGGTATCTATGTGATGGAACAAACGCGACGCCAAACTTACGGGATCGATTCGTGTTGGTGGCAGGAGGCTCATTCACGGCAGGGCAAACGGGCGGCGGAAATACCGCCACACCGTCGTCTTCTGCTCTTTCCATAGGCACTCATGCAATCAACGGGGCAGAACTGCCAGAGCACACGCACGGCTATGTAGATTATTATGACACGAATTCTACTGGTACCGCGTGGGGTGGCTATGGAGCAAACTCAGATACGGGGAGATGGACAATAGCCGGTACATCGACAGCCCACGGGCACGCCGCCACATTCACAGGCACGACAACCGATATCAGGCCAGCATATATGGCGCTGTGTTTCATCATGAAGGCATAAATCATGTCCTACACCAAAAATCACGATCCGTGGACGGTAAGCGATCCTCTGACTGGCGCGGCTTTCGTCCATCTTGATGCGGACCAATGGGCGGCGATAACCGCTGATGCCGATGTACATGACCATGACGACCGGTATTATACCAAGACAACTGCGGATGTCACTTTCTTCAGCTTGTCTTTTTATACAGGCTTTGATGCGGATAAGCTCGACGGAGTTCACAAGGCAGATCTGAATTCTGCCGCCATGCCGGTCGGTGCAATCATGATCTGGTCAGGGACGGATGCGAATGTTCCATCTGGGTGGGTGATATGCAACGGAGGGTCAGGCACTCCCGACCTCAGGGATAGGTTCGTGATCGGAAGCGGAGGAACCTATGCGATAGGCAATACCGGCGGCGCCTATTCAACTGCCATATCAGGGACGGTTACTGTGGCCGCCCATGCCATTACTGCTGCCGAAATGCCATTGCATACACACAATTATTACGACGGCGTGAACTCGATTGGCAGCTCCGGCCCAAATGGTTCAGCTGGCGCTGCCTACCCAACCCCGGTACATTATTCTTCTCGCACTACATCCCCCACTGGAAGTAGCGCCGGACATACCCACGCCGGAAACTCCATCACCTTGAACAACCTTACGTGTACGCCTTATTATTATGCTCTCTATTATATCATGAAGGTGGCATAATGGCTTATACCAAAAATCACGATCCGTGGATATCGAGCGACGTATTCACGACCGCCATCATGAATAATTTCGAATCCATCTACACAGAAGCGGTTGCCCATATCACAAGCCATATACATGATGATCTCTACCAAACAAAATCCGAAATGGAAGCAGCCTATTGGTATGCAGGAAACGACGGTTCGGGAACAGGTTCAGACGCAGACCTAATCTATTATGCGACCGGAAATTTGCACGCGGCCAGCTTCCAAGGCATGGGCGCACCGACGGGCCTTATCATAATGTGGTCTGGTGGATCTGTACCTTCTGGATGGCATCTATGCGACGGGCTTTCCGGCACGAGAGACTTGAAAAATAAATTCGTGGTGGGTGCGGGAACCGGGTCAGGTTATTCAGTAGGCGATACTGGTACCGGCGTGCATCCGCCATATGGAAATATCACCATCACGGGCCACGCGCTGACAGTAGCCGAGATCTTGGGTCATCAGCATTATTATTTGGATGCTGCTGGCTGGGGCGGCACGTCGGGGCAATATGTAGATGGCGCAGGCATGACGCGCCCCACTGGTATTGTCGATACGCTGCGCACCACAACTAACAGCAACATTGGTCAGGCAACCGCCGATGCACATGGTCACCCAGGGAGCACATTCAATGGAAATAATTTTACGGTGTTGCCGCCATATTATGCGTTAGCATATATACAAAAGATTTAATGAGTGCCAAGCGCAGATTTTCTCAGCTCGATCTCATTCTTGATGCAGTCCGCCCGATAGCCTGCTTTTCTGAGGGCGAGTTCGGCCTTCCAAAGAGCATCTTCGGTTTTCACCCACTCAGCGAATTGAATTGCATATCCTTTACGGATTTTGTCATTTGCGTTCACTGGATCGGTTTTTAGGAACTCCTTGTACTCATACTCCAGTCCTGCCTTAACGTCTTCAAATGCAAGCTTTGCATTGCGGTTCTTTGTTCTGGCGGCTAATACCGCTTCATCTCTGAGAGCGAGGTCTTTATGGGCCTTGCGGTTCTCTTCCACGAGATCAATCTCTTTCATGTTACCTCAAAAAATTGTTCAGCACTGTGCTGGCAGCATCCGCCTCAACCACATCGGGCGGGACATATGGCCCGAAGTTGAATGCCTTCTTATGATCTGTCCCAAAGTTGGATAGGTCGGAATCAGTCTTCTGGGAGGTGATGGCATTTATCCGGGCCAATTCGTCCAGATATAATGCTTCTGCGGTTTGGTTCCCGGCCTGCCCCTGGTAGAAGAGATCCATCAGGCGGCAGCCTGCTTGAAAACCGTCGAGGTAGGCTTTCTCTACATTGGTTACTGCCATGCATGGCGCTACCAAGAGCGCCAATAAGACTATAGCTAATATCTTCATCTATTCCCACTTCCCATCTTTGAATACGTATGCTTTCCCATCTTGCTTATTAAGCCAAATGGCATTTTCTTCTGCCTTCCAGCAGCATTCCTTTTCATCCCAAATCATAGGATGACCATGATGAATATTATCAGGTTGGCCCGCATAATAATATCCTGCCTTATCATCATAGATAGCTGGATATGATTGTCTGATTGCGATGAGGCCATCCAACGTGTGTGGATGAGTGGGAACATCTATCTGCCCCCCGGTGCCGATATGATGGATGGTCAGAGTGCAATTTCGAAACTCAATCATGTCTCATCTCCATGTTCCTTGATCCATTCATTCAACGCCTTATCCAGACTCCGATAATCACGCATCCTCTGATATCTCTTCAGAGTTTCATGATTCTCATCGTCCAGCGCGATATTCACTCGCGGCATAATCCATCGTTATAATTATTAGTATAAGTACCTTTCCATCGGAGATGTTTCATGTCCACAACTACAACCTATAATGAATATGTCAAACTCGGCAACAGCGAAGCCGGGTTTGCCAGCCAGACACATGCAAATTTGGACCTAATCGATGTTGCCAGCGCGAAGATCGAAAGAGCGGCCACCAGAGCACCGGGAGTTGGCGACGATTCCGCAGATGGCTATTCGGTCGGCTCCCTGTGGTTCTATCCGGCTGGCCCGAATCTCTATCAGTGCATGGTATCGACGGTAGGAGCGGCTGTCTGGCGGCAGATATGGCCCGCGCTCGCTGCTGACATGAACCTAGTGGCCTATATGCTCGCCGATGGCAGCCGGGCCCTCTCCGGTGCGCTGAAAGGCGGCATGGGCGCAACGGCGCTGGGCGGCGTGGCTGATTGGAACGATGTCACAAACGCGGTAAGCGGGAATGGCTACACACTGCTGCTCGGGTCAGATGCACATGGTCCGGGTGGTAGCATATACTATCATTCATTCTGCTTCGAGTATTCGTCCAAGAACGGTTCAGGCAACTTGACCCAATTCGCTATTCCCTATGCATACGAGACTGGCATTAATGCTGGCATCTACATGCGCGGGCGCATGTCCGGGACTTGGGGCGCCTGGGTGAAGGTGGTCTCCACAAATCTTTCCGGAGTTGCGGCTGCTTCGGTTTTCCAGAGCACCATTG